ATCATTTTGGTTATTATTATCACTTGGTATTATTACAATATTTTGTGGTAAATTAATACTAACCAAAATTTTAGCTAAGTTGACATTTCAACAACAAGGATTTGATAGCTTTGAAAGTCTATCTCCATTTATTAATAGTTTACATAGATCCCCAATTATAATTTTATCTATATTTGCAATATTAATAGTTTCTCCAAATATTTTTAGTGATATAGATTATGAAGAAATGAATGTTATTAATCCTGGTATTGGAAAGATAATTAAAAAATATCTCAAAGTTAAGACTAGGAAAATTTTATTATTATCTTTTTTCATGTTGTATATGACAGAATTAATTCCAATAATACGAAAGTGTATTGAAGAGAGAACAATGTCTTACATAATTTGGCCTAAAAAAGATGACATAGATCTTGTTTTTGAAATAATGTCAAAATTATCAGAAATAGATCAATTGATTAATGTTCAAAGTGATGAGGATGATTTCTTTTCAAAGTTGTTACAATATGATAAAGAATGTGTCGTTTTATTAGAACGCTGTAGGTTATGTATGAAAAATCCAACTTATTCACATTCTAGGAATATGATATTAAAACAAATTTCTAATATTGATAAAACTTTAGTTACTATTAGAAATTTGACTTTACCTAGTGCGAATAGTCCTACACCTATGGGAATATTTATCTATGGTCCCCCTAAGATGGGTAAATCTGCATTGGTTAATAGAATTGTTGAAAATTATTTAGATTTATGCGGACTGAATATAGACATAGATCATGCAATGTATGTACGTAATCCAGGTGAAGAATATTATTCTGGTATTACTAATGGACATTGTGTAGTATATTTTGATGATATTGGTTCAGGAAGTCAAGAGACTGCATCTATGGCTTTTAGTGATATTAATACTCTTTTATCACCCTATAGGCATCCATTAAATATGGCAGCTGTGGAAGAAAAAGGTAAGATTAAACCATATATTAGGTTAGTAGTTGTGACTTCAAATTTTAGTGATATGAATATGCGAGGTCTAGCTATTCATAATAGATCAGCTACTTTGAGGAGATTTCATAAGATAGAAATTTTTCCAAAACCACAATA